GACCCTCCTTGACCCGAACCCACAAAGCAGAACTTATAAGCCACCTCCACTTCGTCGCTTATGACCTTTTTGGTCTCTACCACTGGTTCCGGCATAGGAATATCCGGTAAGGATATATCTGCCCCTGCTGCGTATTGACTTACGTCTACATTTTCGCTCATTTTATTTTTTGCTGTTGTACAAGATAGAAGCTAAGTAGTCATCTACTTGGTGTTCGAAAGCTATTTCTCTTATGTCTTTTATTCTGTCCATGTTTGTGTCTACTGGACTCTGACAATATTCGTTCGTTTTCGGTTTCCAATTTTCGGGATCTTCGTTAGCTATAATGACGGAAGCTATTTCCACCGCTACGTCCTTCTGTAGTTGGCTTAGTTTTCTCTTTTTGTGGAGCTTCCTTAAGGACGACTCTACTTCAGTAACTAGCTCTTGGGCTAGTATCAAATTATCTTTTACTCTAGAGAGGCTGAATTGCATAGACGCCCCTATCGGGGAAACCTTTTTTGTTTCTTGAGGTACTCCCTTAGTCCCCGGTGGCCTTCCCGTTTGCGATTCATTAGGATTAGAAACGGTAGGACTACCACTTGCTGGGGAGCTCTCTTTGTTTTCCGACATTTCTTTTTGGGTACTAGGCCCCCCCATAATTGGTTCGTATAAGCCCTTGTCTCTTAGCCCCCTATAGCCTTTTTGGCTTTCTTGAGACTCTTCACTTGTCGGCAGTCTGCCTGTGTTAATAGCCTCGATACCTTCTTCTGGAGTAAGTATACCTAGCTCTATCAACCTAGTATAAACTCTTGAATATGTATTATCGTCCTTAAGCTCTATGTCGTTAAAATTAGGCGTCGGGTAATTCTTAAAACCTAAAGACTTAGACATTCTTTTGATTTCCGGCAAAAGAAACTCGTTAATAAATAAATCCCTACCCTGCTTCAGTCTCTCCACGAATACCTGAGTCTTAATTTGAGCGTTAGCGAACTTCTCGTCCCCGCTTATCAGGATATTATTTAGCCCTAGTTGTATGTCCCTGTTAACTACTTCGTATTTTTTAGGGTCGAGTATACTAGCTATATTCGGAACTACAAATTCAGCCTTAGTCGTATAGTCGGCGATAAGGACCCTTCCTACTGATTGATTCTCAAATAAGGTCCTCATAGCTTCAAGATTCTTTTGGCTGACCCCACCCTTATCTGGGTCGGTGCCCATTGTCACGAGAAGGACAACTTGTTGGGTTGTTCTTGTTATGGCCATATCCATTTTTTTCATTTCCTGTTTCCAGTTTATATCTTCTAGAACTGGGTAGCCCATGGGAACAGCGAATGGTTCGTAGTCCTGCTTCTTATAGAATAGAGCTGTTATTTTGTCTGAATTTAGCGGTAAAACTATAGACGTATTTTTTGGATTAGCAATTTGTTCTTGTATTTCTTTGGATAAATTCTCTAAGACTTCTGTATCTTCTTCCGTTTTCGGATTCCTAAGTCTTTCCAATTCATAATCTGAAAGCAGCTTGTAGTATTTTCCAGAAGTGAAAGATATATTGCCTCCTAGTTGGATATCTGCCGGATTAAGTATGCAATACCTAGAAGGTATAGTTATTTTCTCAGATTCATTTAGGTAGTCGCCGGTTCCAAACGTTTGAGATATCTTAGTAAAATCTGCCGGAGTTATGGCCGCATCAAACCTATAAATAAAGACGTTACCTGAACGGTAATACTCCCTGAAGAACTTATCCAGTAAAGAGCTAATGTTTATTTTTTTAAAGAAATGTGTGAAAAAATCCCTAGATTTCTTGCTGCCTCCAGAAAAGTACAAGTCACTAACGGAAAACTCCGTCATCAAATCTATAGTATTTCTAAATATTGAAAAATTATAATAAGCCTTTTGGCATAAAATGACAGCGTCCCTTACGTCTAAGTTGCTTGTATTGTACGCTCCGCTGCTAGTATACTTAAAAGGAGAAAGTCCGTCATTGATATTCTCAAACCTATCCGTCCTTTCTATGCTTCCGGATTTATTCCTTCTTGTGCGGGTAGCTTGCACCGCAATAGACTCCTTTCCTCCATAAGCGGCCATTAAGGGCTTAGCAGAACTATCGACTTGCTTCTTTCTCGGGGCTGCCATATCTTAGTTAAAATTACACGTTTAAAGTTATATTCACCTTAAAATTTAGTTATTAAATTAATATAGGGGAAAAAGTAGTTTCCGTTTCCTCTTCTACATTCATCATGTCATAATACCTTTTTACCGCCCAATTTCCCAACATAAGAGTAGTATAGTTGTCTTTTCTAGCCTTGTTAGGAGACGTGCTTCTCCTTAGGTGTTGAGGCAGATCGAAACTTTGGGTTCCCTTAGATGTGGTTTTGACCTCTATTAGAGAACATTGTTTTTTTGTTTGGTATACAAAGTCGTCTTGGAATTCGATAAGATCTAGTATAGTTTCGTGATTGGTCGCCTTGAGGGGAACTCTTTGTTCGGAGACTTTATTAAAAATTGCCCCATCAGCGGTAACCTTAGAGCCAAACCATATTCTTTTATGGTCTATATCTGCCTGTAACTGTTCGTTAGCTCTTCTTATAAAGCTGGTAGAAAACAACTGCTTGATGCAAATTTTCTTTTCTTGCAGGTTGTAGCCTCTTCTAGCCCTCTTAATCTCCTTGTTGTACTCCTCTCCTTCTTTGTCTGTATTGAAATCAAAAAACTTTAAATTTATATTAGCTTTCAGGAACTTCTCGGATTCATTAGCGCTATCTATAAATTGATAACCAGCGTTATCGATGATGACCATGATAATATCGAAATTTTGAATTAGATAAAAAAGATAATTAATATGGTCCTTTAAGTTGCCACCAGCTACCGCATAACAATGGACCAAAGTGCCTTGTTTCGATTCGTCGTCGATTTCCATAACGGACATCGCGAAATAATCAGAAGTAGGGCTATTGCTAAAACTAGGATCAATGCCTAAAATATATTTGGATCCAGACGTACCAATAATCTTCATGCTTGGCTCTTCCCCGTTTGGTATAGTGCATTCGTGCATTTTTCTTGCGCTAAAGTAACTATCGCTACCATCCGTAAACTGAGCGCAATACTCCCTTTGGAATGAAGATAGCGAAGAGGAGTCTGACTGAGCCTCTTCAATAATAGTACTATCTATCATTTCTTTTGGCAAAGATTCGTACCCCATTTGGGAAATGAAATATTTAGATTCCCCTGATTCTTTTGAATTTATCCTCTCGGACCATTCCTTGTATACCTTATATAGGTTTTCAAAAGTATAAGACGCGGAAGAAAGGGCTATCATTTTTGAGTTGTTTTCGAAAACCATTTTTTGGCTTTCTGTCATTTTTCCTTTTTTTATAAGTTCGTCTTCTATTTCCCTAATTTTTATTCTTTCCGCTATGTCCTGAGGAGCCACTAAGAAAGGCATCAAAACATTTCTAATTATTTCTTCCGGCAATAATAGAAACTCGTCCAATACCAATATATTAGCCCTGAAGCCCCTTATCTTTTCTCCACTTAAAGGTATAGCGGTTATGCTGCCGCCGTTTATTTTCCATTCGTATTGGTCGTTCCTTTTTGATCTCGCCCCAAAAGCTTGAGCTAACAGCTGAGCCCCTTTCGATTCTACTATAGTTTCTAGATTGTTAAAGATAAATCTAGCTGTACGAAAAGTAGGGCCAGCAATCAGTATTTTTGTTCGCGGTTCAAAAATACACTGCAGAAAACAATAAATAGCGGCTATAAAGGTTTTGCCACAACCTCGACCCCAGACGCACATACTGAAATTCCTATTGAAAAATGCCTTGAGAGTTATCTCTTGGAAAGGTGCTAATTTGATCCCGGATATCAACTCTGTTGTTACGCCCAAGTTGGACCTTAGGAATTTAGCTAAAGTTATTTTCGCTTGCTTGTCTTCTAGCTCGCCGCCTAACTCAAGAATCTCCTTGTTTATGTTTACTACGGGATCTTTGTATTTATCGGGACAATGCCACATTATAAAACCTTCAGGTCGTAAGCTAGTTGTAGGTCGTAATCCTTATATACGCACCCACAGAAAAATATCTTCTTCATGACTCTGACAGCTTCTTTTCTGCCGTCGACAAACAGAAACTGGACATGATCATAATCCTGACAGATATCCCTAACGTTTCTGAATATATATTCCGGAGTTGCTCTTATCTTTTTGCTCACATAGGGCAGTCTATCGAAAGCCATGCATTTACTTATGGGGCTTTCCACTAGAACCACTAAGTAAGCTTCGTTTTCGTTCGCCCTTTCTATTTCTCTTCTAAACCTTTCTAACCCACCGCTTAGCGTCCCTACAAAATCCTTTATAGACTTCCTCTCTATATAACAGCCGCAGCACACTTCCTCGTCGCTCAACGTGTAGTCTCCGAATTTTAAAGCTTTAATTTGAAATGGATAATCCAACTTGAATGGAAACTGCTCTCTTGTATCCATTAGTATTTCTAAGTCTTTCTGATCGGAGTAGTCAGTTAAAGAAAAGCTACCCTCATTAGGGTAACCGTTAAATCTAGACTTTAACCCAACCTCTTTGCATATGCCGTAATAATCCCCGAACAATTCATTAAAGTACTGTATGGGGGGACTCATGACCGTCCTTAACTCTACCTGACTCGGCGTACATTTTAAGTTCTTTCTTTCTATTCTTTTGGATAATATTTCTTTTACGTATTCTCTCGCTTTATTTTTTGGTTGCGCGCTTAACCACTTTTTCATGCTTATTCTGGAATTGAAATCAGTAGAAAAATAGTACTCCTTGCTTTTGAACTTTATTATATCTCCGGTATGTAAATCTTTACGTGGGAAATATTTTTGATAATACTCAGCCATTCTCAAACCATGAGCTTTGAGGTGAGCGTGTAGGTTCTTATCTTCCTTAAACCCCTTCTCGCAAACTACACAATTAACCATTTAAAACCTCCTCTTCCGACAAGCCGAGTATCCTAGATTTTACTTCGTCCATAGTGCTTAAATTCTCCACCTCATCCTTTAAAACGCTTTTTCTTAATTCCGCAAGCTTTATGAGTTTCTTTCTACTCTCTTCGTCTTTCCATAGTTGTACTAGGTTTAATATACTTGCGCTTTCTTTAATTTCCTTACTTAGCCTTGCGCTTCTTTTTTCCTTTAGGCTTTCTAAAAGTTTTTGCTGCCTGTTTACGCATTGATTATATTCAGACTGTCTGGAGCTGACTGCTTCGACTAGCCCCATGGATATTCTCCTTCCTTCTGTGTCGTCAGCCGTATCGTCTAGCATATTTTGAAGCCTCTCAACTCTCATCTGAATATTCGAAGCTATGACTACCTCTATACATAAAACTATATATTGATCAACCTCTTCTTGGGTTAGGTCGTTCTTATCGTTTGTGTATCTAATGAAACTACTCTCGAACAACTCTCTATCAGTCACAGAGGCGTAAGTACCCATCTGGTGTGAGAACCTGTAGGTATTCATGTATTTCATCAAAACCTCCAAGTTCTTTCTTTCTCTCGAAAGCATGGACTCTTTATTTAATGGATGTAGATGAAAATATTTATTATACCTTTGTAGTATTTTATCAAGAGACCTAGGGGCTCTATACTCAACCCTTTGACCCTCTCTTTGACTAACCTGAGCGGGCCGCTGTCGAGTCTGCCCTTGAGAAGCTAGGTACTCATTAACGGTAAGGGTCTCCCGACTTAGGGGGCTTATAAGATTTCCGAATAATATCTTAGCCATCTCAAAGCCCGTCATTAATGCTCGGTTACCGTCTAAGTACGCTCTATGCTCTTCAGTTAAGTCAACAGGCCCTTTTATCCTGTGTTCATGAGCTCCTTTAGGTTTGCATTCCTTACTAGCCATAAAGGCTTTCATTTGTCGGCCGAACTTACTCCTCCCGTCCGGTATCGTTCCGTCAGGACTCCTATAGCCAGTACAATCTATAATCTCTTGCTGGGACGGCGGGTCCTCTGGGCGACTATTCCATTCGTCTAAGGCCTTTCTTTTGTGGTCTTCGTTTAATAGGTCCTCGTGGACTATAGATCTATCTCGTCGTTCTTCAGACATTTTTTTACTTTGGCTATTATGGATTTTTTGATATTTTTTATTTGCTTGTAGCCGGGGCTCCTATTTTTCTCTGTAGTCTTGTACCCCATGAGTTTAGCGGTCTTCTCCTCAGAGTAGCCTTGTATGTACAAATAATCATAAACCTTCCACTCTAAAGTTTTCAACACTTCTTTCATTTTTTCATGAATCCTACCTATGGACGATTCACTATAAGTGTTGTCGTTTTCCTTAGAGTATATTTCTTTATAGTGATTTTCTATAGGTACGGTTATTTTTAGGTCATGAGCGGCTTTCTTTGTCCTGACCCAGTTTAGATACAAGGGGCATTCAGGGCCTTGCGTTCCGTATATAGTGCACAAACTATCCGATTCAGCAGCAGCGCATTTCAAGCAAGGCCTAGCGTAATTTCCGTAATTATTCCTTACTAGATTTTTTATCTGATTAGATATTATCCTATTTAGCCAAGGACCCAACGGTTTGCTATCGTCGTATAGATGCCATTTTTTAAAAATATGGATTCTCAGTATTTGAGATATATCGTCAAAATCCATCCAAGACAGGGAGGATAACCTCCACCTGCTTCTTCTTTTTTGAATCTCAGAGTCTATCTCCTTTATTCTCGACTCAAAAGATTTTTTAGGTGTCTTTCTATTGTTAGCCATCTGTTGGAGGACGGCTAGTTCCAGCTTCTTTTTTGAACTGCTCCAGAAACTCCTCCCTGCTAAAGTTGGGTTCCGTTGATTGTTGCCTATCCCCGAAGACTGCGGTATCTTCAGACGTTCCCACTAATTGACCTAGCGCAGATCCTTTTACTTGTAGCGTTCCAACAGTGTCGAATTCTAATTTATTTATATTTTTAGGGATAGTTTCTTTCTCGATTTTAGGAGCTATCTGTGCCTCTATCTTTGTTACTGTTTTTTGTTTCTTTACTGCGCTATTTGACTCTACGTTTAAAAAGGACTTGCCGCACCCCTGACAGAACTTGGGCTTAGTCATGTTGTAATTGGATCCTGATCCGCATTTTGGACAATATATTTTCATTTTATTATTACGGTGTATACACTAAATTAAGTTATTCTTTAAGTTCCTGAAGACCATCGTCGTGTTCTTAAACCAAGGGTGGTCGCAGTCTTTCCTAAAGCGCTTCTCCGTCACTACGTCGTTCAGGTAGCCCAAATCAGAAAAAATCTTTTTGATGTATTCGTTATTTCGCTCGTTCACATGACCTTTCCCCCCTTGCCCCTCAACAGCCCAAGAAAGTATAATTCCCATTTTATTACTTCGGTGAAGATTTTCTATAAAAACCTTCTCATATTCTTTCGGTATATGTTCTCCGACCTCCAAGCATAAAGCCCAATCATAAACGTCATTATAATCTTCAGTCAAATCCCTCACTTTGCAAATATTATTTGTGATTTCCGCTGTAAGCGGGTTGCCGTCAAACCCCTTGCAGTTGACTCCCGCTTTTAACATCGCCAAAGTGTAGTACCCCTCGCATCCACACCCCAAGTCGCAAACGGTCACGGGCCCCTCTTCTTTAAAAAAATTCACTAGCTTGCCGCATAACGTTTCGTCAAATTCCTGTTTCGCACGAGATGTCCAACATCCTCTTTCGTTTATTTCCGGATTGTTCCAGAAGATAGGGGATTTCACGTTTTTTTTATGGAATTTTTCGAAATTTGCCGCTAACCTGTCTAGACCTTCTTCTCTAAATTTGGAAACCAAGTCGCTAATACAAGCTTTTTCCGAAAAATCCAACTCATTAAGCTTCTCCAAAAGACTCTTGCGTTTAGTCCTTAACAATTCGAAGACAATCTTCGATTCGCTTTTTTTCTGTGAAAAATATCTATTGGCCACTAATTATAGTACTGAGTTTTCCGACCAAAAACCTAACTAAATCTGACCTAACTATATCTTCTTCCGAGAACTCAAAAGTAAAAATACCGTTATCTTTACTTTTTTCGTCGCCCAAGGCCTCGTAGATTTTGTTGAAACCTCCTCTAGAGCCATTTTTAAGATCGGTTTGGTTTGGGTCTGCTAATACGAAGCATTTGGATCCTACGCCTAGCCTAGTTAGAACGGTAACGATTTCTCGCATTGAGCTATTTTGAGCTTCGTCTAGGATCATGCATTTTCCATCCCAGCTCATCCCTCTGGAGAAATTTACCGGATAGCAACTTATATGTTCGTCTTTTTGGAGTTTTTTGCTGTCCGACTCATTTACCAACTCTTCCATTTTATGCATAAACGGCAAATTAAAAAAATGAAGCTTTTGGTCTGCGTCTCCCGGAAGAAACCCTAGTCTAGCGTCAGAGCTTTCTACGGCTGATCTCAGATATATAATTTCCGAGACTTTGGCGTCATT